CTTGCGTTCTTTCGGTATCCGCCTGAGTTTCCGCCACTTCGGCCATGGTTTTTTCAGCCTTGGCGGCCTTGTCTTGCGCTTCCGCCTGCTTGATAGCCTGCTCCAGTTGCTGCATGGCCTGGCCGGCTTCGTTCTGCGCCGCGCTGTTCTGCTCCATTTCTTCCTCGGTCGGAATAATGCTCGCCAGATCCAGCTTTTCAGCGATGGACTCCAGCAACTTACGCCGGCCTTCTTGGCCGATGATGCCCATATCGGTCGGGTTGTTGGTCATCTGCAGGAAGGTAGACCGCATCTGATGGGTCTGCTCACGTATCAGCATGGCCGATGAGCCGCGGGGGATCACGTTCACGTCGCCTTTGATGCTGTTGTCTTCGGAATACTGCATGTTGTGCAACCACAAGGCCTCGATGACGCGACGGATCACGCCGCGGTCAATGTGGCGTATGGCGTCTTTAATGCCTTTGTTGGCCGACTCCATCAGCATGGACAGGCCCGAGGCCGTATTGCCTGCACCGCCCACGCGCTCATTGCCGTAGGTGTAGCGGGGAATGTTGGTGGCGTCGTCGGCCCGTATTTCAAACTTTTCATACACGGCCAGTAACTCGGCGGCGTTGCTGTCGGGCTGAAAGAAACGAACGGCGGGGTTGTTGCCGGCCACATGGGAATCTTTGGTGCGCCATATCTTCCAGGGGTACATATCCTCGGCGTCTTCGGTGGGGTCCAGTCGCTCCCAGACCACCTCGACTTGCGGGCCAGATGAAATGGCCAGGTTGTTTATCAGGCTCCGCGCAGTGGCATTGCACACGTCCTGAATGTCGCTCATCAGCTCAGGAATGCCAGCACCCCAGAACGAGCCTGGCACCGGTTGAAAGCTGGCTTTGTGGTACGGCCGGCGCTCCAGCGGGTCGCGGTTGAACTTCACGCGAATGACGTGTTGACCAATCAGAGTGGCTTCCACTTCGTATTCGGCCAGCGGATCTTCCACTTCGTCGGGATTGATACCCCACTGCAGCAAGCTGGTGCCTTGTGCGCCACCGCAATAGATCAATGCGTCGATGGTCTGGCCGCGGGTCAACCATTCATGGCCGCGACCTTCCAGGGTGGCTCGCTCGCCGTCTGACCACAACCAGTCACGCAGACCGCTTTGGCCGTGTTCGCTCAGGACTTCACGGATGGCTTCGGTGTTGTAAGACGGTACGCCGATCAACTTGTTCAGGTGCGCCCGAGTGAATCTTGCCCGCTCGATGATGTAAGCGCCGTCGTCTACATTGGCCGCGTCCGGGCTTGGGTAGATGTCGAACGGACTGACGCGATACCACTGGGGGCGAATCTCCTGTGTCTTGACCGCTTTCCAGCCTTCCATCCACGCCAGAGTCGATACACGGCGCAGGTTATGCCCGCGAATAAACGCGGCAGGGTAGGTTACGAAATCGTCAATAAAGCCTTCAAAAGCCTCATCCCATTCGCCCTCAGCCATCTGGTCGTCAATCAATTCCTCATGGCGTTTGGCGGCCTCGCGGGCTTTTTCCTGCACCGCCTGACGGATGTAATCCTCGGCGGCCTGCATCAACTCCTGTGGGTCAGGCTTCTCGCCAGACTGTTGCGCCTGCTGCATGGCGTGCTGCATAAACTGCTGAAACACCGGCTGTACAAACTCGGGCGGCAGGTCGGCCAGCGGGGTTGGGTTGAGCCCCCACGGCTTTTCGGTCACTGGCATCAGAATGTCGCGCACCCAGGCTGCCGCGGCTCGGCATTTGGTGGTGGTCAGCATCATAAAAATGGCGCTGCCGCCTTCTGCCTTGATGGCGCTCAGCTTAGATGGGTCGTATTCCCCCGTGCGACGGCGCAGGCAGTCCAGCAAGCGGTACTCAACTTCTTGCTTGGCCATCTTGGCTTCTTCCCAAGACCGCCGTATGTGCGCACCCAGAGAGCTTTCCACCAGATCTCGGCGACGAGCCTCTTCATCCTGCAGCTGCTGCGCATCATCGTCTTTCCGCAAGTCCGTCGCAGAGCGGTACTGCATCAGCCCCAAGCTCGCCATATTACGCAACCCCTTCCGTTAGAATGTCGTACATGGCTTGATTCATCAGTCGCTTGTTGTTGCGCAATCGCTGGCAATTTCTGAGCATGGGGTGAAGTTGCTTGAACAGGTCTTGGAGATACGCCACCGGGCTTGCTTCAAATTCCTCCAGCTTGACGTTCAGGGTAATGCCATAGCTTCCTTCCACCTCAAACTGAAGTCGAATGCCCGGCTTGGGCTGGGTTACCTTGGCTTCAAGGACGATCGGATCAATCTGAATGTGGTCCACGTCGTTGCGGAACTTGCCGGATGGAATGGGTAATGCCGCTTTAGCCACCGCCTGAGCGACCACTACGGCAACTTCCCGTTGGGTCAGGCTTACGGGTTTGTTCGATTCAAGAATGGCCATGGATACCTCGTTTGTTTTGGGGCAGGATCATCGGCAGCCCAAAATAGCAAGGGCTATCACTGCAGTTGAAAAGCCGGCGAAGGTCCACATTACCCAGCAAAAAATGAGCGTCGAGCGGTAGCCGCTGGCTTTGCTGTCGGTATCATTCCAGTAATACCCGGTGATAAACTTGAGAAATTCCATTATGCGAGCACCTCCCAGTCACAGGTGCCGGTCACCACCAGCCGTAACGCGGTGGCCTGCACGGTGAGCGTCTTCAGGGTTGCCGCCGAAACGGCGCCGTCTGCCCAGGCAGTCCATACCGCAGTTTGGGCTTTGACTTGTGCGGGGGTGCTAATTGTGATCTCCACGCTGCCGGTGGACGTTGCGCCGGGCACTACCAGCACGGTAGCCAGTGCGCCGTTGCCCGGCAGGATTACCGCCTCGGAAGTGGTGGCGGCCAAGGACTCGCTGTAGTGATAGCGCAATTGGCCGCTGCCCGTCTCAACACTTGTCATGATCTTCATAGACTATCTCCGGGGATTTAAGTGTGTGCTGCCCAGCTGCCGCGCCTTGATGGGCGGTTGGATCGTGCCGTCCAGTTAAGCCGCAAAACGGAATCAATCGGGTGAAAGGTGAGCGCCAGACTGTCAGCCTTATCCGGGCTTGGTACGCCGCGAGACTTCATATCTTTTTTGCTCTCCATCTGGATGCGCAGTTTTTTGTCGTAGCCGTACTCGATGGTCGTCAAGTCGTCCATTAGATCGCGGTCGCCGGGCGGTAAGTCGGCATCATCCAGCCACGTCTTGATTTGCCCCCACATCCAGGCGCGCATGTTGATAAATTCCTTTGGGTCGGGTGCTGTACCTGCTGGCTGCACATCAATAACTGGCAGATTAAAGCGTTTAAGCTGATCGACAACGCCTCCGCCAACGCCCGGGCCATCCACGCAGATTGCGGCCACGCGCCCTTGATCCAGGTACAGTTCGCGGGCCTTGTCGGCCACCTCTACAGTGTCCAATCCACGGTAAGCGTGCTGATAATGGATCTTTGGGCCTTGTCGTAAAGTAATAACGGACTGGTCGTTTCCGAATCGCGCCACATCCACGCCCATGATGAGCGGGTAGTGGGCAAACACCTGTATTGGCTGTTCTCGTTGTTGCGCCTGCCTAACCAGATCTTCGCTGATAAACTGGTTGTCCGAAACGCGAGGGAACTCGCCCTTGACGCGGACGCGGAAAAAGTCGGAATCTTCGCCGTAGTCTTCAAGCCATTGCTGGATTTCCAGCTTGTTGGTCATCCGGCAAGTGCGTGAGTCAACTTGCCTGTTCAGCCATCGGTGACGCATGGAACGGAAGCATTCACGGAATCGGCCGGTATTTCGGACCGGGTTGCCATATACCAGCCAGAACGCCCCGGGCGTGGTCATGGCGCCTTCTGAAACTTCCCAGATCGCATCCGCTATGGCGCTGGCTTCGTCATAGATGACCAGTACATCTTCGGCGTGTAGGCCGGCGAAGGCGTCGGAGTTGTTCTCGCTCCAAGCCACGGCCGTTACGCCCCATGTTTCTGGGCTTTCGATGGCAGAAAATCGGGTGGCAGTCCAACTGAACCAGTGCTTGTTGACGGCTCGCTTGTGCCAGACGGACAGCTCCCGCCATGTGGTGCTGTTAAGCTGAGCCTGTGTGCCTGCGGTGATACGCCCTGCGCAATGAGGCCGGGTGCTGCAGAACCACAATATAATCCAGGCTGTTTCAGCCGACTTGCCGATGCCGTGGCCTGAGGTTGTGGCATCTCGCATAGCGACTTTCGTGCCGCTGCGGATATGGTCACGGATCGCGTTCAGCTGCCCTCGCTGCCATTCGTCCGGGCCGTCCGGGAATTTCTCAAGCGCCGTGCCGGGGACGCCCCACGGAAACACGAGCAAGACGAAGCGCAACGGGTCGTCCCAGCACTTCGCAATTTCGTCGCGTAACTGCAGCTCGCCAATATCACTCATCTAGCTCTTTTGTTCGGTTGATGCCGGCAATCAAAGCGTCAGCCAGCGAACCCAATTTTTGAGTATTGTCCTTCTCATAAGCCCCCAAGTATTTCATCAGCTTCTCAAGCGCACTGTTCTTGTCAGCAATCTTGTACTCAATCACGGTGCCGGGTGATTCACCCTCACCGCCGCCACCTGTCTGCATGACTTTAATGCCGGAAATTGCTGCCGCCACATCGTCGTCCAGTTTGGTAATAGGTAGCGGCGCCCCGGTGTTATCGAACAACTTGCGAGGATCAAAGAGGCCGATGCGGGCAATCTCTTGCAGCACACGCTTTTGAGTGATGTCAGATTCCCGACTAACAGCGTCCAGCGTTTCCTGTAGTCGCTCTTGAACAATCGGGTGATTGAAATACTCACACGCTTTCGGTGACGCAGACGTATATTTCTTGCAGCGCGGGTGGATGGCCATGTAGCAAGCCGTTTTGTTGCCGCGAAGCCTGGGGTCTGGGCTGCCGCGATAGAGGTCGGCAAAGCGAATCAGCTTTTCCCGCAGCACCGGCCCGGGCTTTAGGTTTCGGGTTTGCGCCATTACTGCATCCGATTAATGATGAGCACCCGAAACTGAAACGCAGCTCGGCGGGCGCCTGTGGTGGTGACGGACAGTTGAACTAGGGACGAGTCGGCGTCAACCACGTCGCCGGCACGAAGCCAGACCTTGATGCGGTCACTACCTGTTACCTGGCCTGTGCCAAGAACTGTGAGTGCCGGTGAAATCTCGTAGGTTTCATACTGGCTGGTGGCAATCTGGTCGGATTCGGTAGACAGCCAATCGGTCAGGTCGTAATCAAAATCCAGAACCTCGCCGGGCTGCATAATCATAATCTGGCCGTCGTTCTGGTAAATGCTGTAACGATTAGCGACGGTGGTGCGCCTGGCTGGAGCTTCCTGGTCATACGGATACACCACAGCAGATACGACGGTAACGGTTCGCGTGGCCGTGGTGATGTTTCCGGCTTCATCGCTTACCGAGTAAGTGACGGTGTATGGCCCTGGCACAGCGGTATTCACTGCCCCTGACACAACCACCGAGTCGGTCAGATCCCCACTCACGGCATCGAGTGCGGTGAAGCCTGGCTCAACCCAAAGGTCGCCCTCAGTCAGCGTGATGTTGCCGCCGGTCAGGGTAATAACGGGCGCAGTAGTATCGTTCGACGCCACCACCACGACGGTGACCGTACGGGTGGTCTGGGCGACGTTGCCGGACAGATCGGTGCTGGTGTAGGTCAGGGTGTAGGCGCCAAGGGTGCTCACATCAACCGTGCCAGTCACCACGACTGAACCCGTAATAGTGCCATCGGCATTATCGGTCGCCGTGTAGCCCGGATCTATCCAAGTTACGCTCTGGGTCCAGTCCAGGTTACCGCCCTGAAGCGATATAACCGGCGCTGTAGTATCCGCAATCGTTGTGCTGGTGAACGTACCAATAGTGGTACCAACGTTCAGCGTTGTGCTGCGAACGCCGTCATAGCCGCCAGATGAATACTCTTGGCTCGCGTCGTGCTGCACCTGAACCTGATAGTTTAACCGAACGTTGGTTGGGGTTGTGGTCCATGCGCCCCAGGTGCTTCCGCCGTCAGTAGAGACTCGGTATTTGCTGCCTGTATCGCCGGATACGGATGCAGGTGCGTCCGTGGCTGCATCAATGCCCCGAACAGTCACTGGAGTGAATATCACGATATTCGGTGTGGCGACTGTAGAGAGCGCTACACCGGCCCTATTGATGACCGTGAAGGCGTCTGGCTTGGCGTCCACTCCAGCCAGAGTGGTGAACGATGTCTTGGTGATGATGCCATTGGCGTCGGCGTTGTAGGCCGTAACCCAATAATTATAGAACGTTGCCGAAGTGAGGGTGCTTAGCTCTGTCGGACTTGACGTGATAACCCATGTAGCGCCTTGATCAATGCTGTACTTGAAGCCGCCAGCGTCCGCGCGGTCATAGTTGAAGCTTATCGTTGCCCCGTTGCGGGATTCGGTGATTAATTCAATCGTAACGGTGCCATTCGGCCCAAGGTCTTCAATAGTTCGTGTGAACGGGTCAACCGCACCGGTTTCTGTTGTGTAGACTTCAAAGCTCGCCGAGGCTGAGCCGTTTTCAAGCCCGGAGGCCAGTGTAACGTAGGGTGTAATGTCCAGTAGCCACGCGCCATCCGCTTCGATCTGAGCCCAATCCACGGTCATCACAGCCGGGTCCGGCTCTGACGTAATTTTTAGCTCATACGGTTGAGTGCTGGCCAATTCAACACCGAACAGCACCGAAAGCGCATCCGGCTCGCCGTGCTCCGGGTTGTAAGGAAAGGTGTTGGTGTAAGCGATATCGACGGTTTTTGTGAAGCCGTCAACATCCACTTGCAGCGTCGCCACAATGCCACTGGTCGGATCGGGCAGCAACGGTGCAGTGAATGTGAACTCTCCGCCTGTGGCATCCGTCAGCGTCAACACGGACCCGTTCAAGCGGGCCTCAGTAGGTGCAGCAATGTTTCCGGTCAAGAACAGGCTTGTAGCCTGCCCCTCAACCGTTGACGCATCGGCGGTTAGTCCTGGGCCTGCGGTGAAAGCGCCAGTGTAACCAAGATTATAGTCGGTACTGACATAGCCTAAGTTGTAAGCCATCAGATCAGCTCCACTGTCTCAGTGCTCGTGATGCTGTTACCTGCCGATGTTAAAACGGTCATTAGCACAGGATCAGCGGCCGCGGCTGCGCTGGTGGATACATCAAGAGTGGCGAAGTTTCCGCTTGCGTCCGTTGTTTCAGTTCCTGAGTAGTAAACTTGGGGGCCGTCGAGGTTTGCGCCATCTGTAATGCGGATCTGTACGTCGGTAAGGCTTGCCAGTGCTGCCCCGTCCTTCTGTGCAGGGTTATTGCTGGGCACTACACCGTAGACATTAAGCTGCACCGTAGACTTTTCAGTGCCCGTACCATCGCCCAAAGCCAAATCGTATGTGCCAGATGTTGTAATGCCGCTGGTATCGGTCAAATTCACAGTGCCTGCGCCAGTGGTGTTGATCGTGATAGTTGTGCCGTTGAGCGCTGCGGTAGTGATTGTTCCGAGGGTGTGGGTTACGTCGAATGTGGAGCCTTTGCGCTGGGTGTAGTCTGGGCCGCCCGCCTCCCCGCCCGCCCACGACGCTGCGCCTGCGTCGTTAAAGCCCGACATATCTACGTGATATCCGGGACGGACGCCAACACCTTGATATGTAGTATCTGTGCCCGAATCAACCAGCGATCCATCGACAAAAACCTCTAACAGCCCCGTGCTTTCTGTATAGTTAAGCTCTACCACGGAGCCAGTAACCAAGGTTAGGGAAACAGACCCGATAGCGTCACCTGACGCCTGCCTGACTCCGGCATCAACTCGGAAAGTCCGAACGAAACCAGAGCCTATTGATGCATACCAACCGTTGTTTGAAGTGTTAACGACCGCTGGGCCATATTTAACACTTCCAGCTACGCCCACTTCAACCCTTGACTTAACTACATCGTCCACCTGAGCGGCGTCTGTATAAAAGCCAACGTTCCCTTCCCCAGACCTATTTAAATACCCACTTTTTACTTTAAAATTGCCGCCGTAAGTTGTTACAGCAACCGGGATTGTATATGGATCGGTGTTCGCAATCCCCGACACATCAAACTGAATTGCACCTGTAACTGCCATTGCCTGGCTCCTTTAAGCTAATTGATGACCGTGAGTTCCGATAAACTCTGCGTAAGCCGGCGTTAAGTTGCCTTGAGCGTCCACAATCCCATCGGCTGTCACGCCAGTGAGGTTGTTTTCAATCACAAGCCTTTCGGGCGCTTCTATATAGTCTTTATCGATTTTGTCAGGGTCGCTGGAGTTGTTAATGATGACATTGCGCTGCCAGTAGAAAGGCCCGTTAGTAGACGTGGTGCGCTGCTGATGGGCGCTGGCATAAATCGTGTTTCTGAATATGTAGACGGGGTAGCCGATAGCCTCATAGCTCTGGTTTACATTTACCTCACCACCGCCTGCCTCCATGACATTGTACGAAATCTCGATGTTTCCACTAAACTCCGTTGCGCTGTTGTTGTTGTAGTGCAACTCAATGCTCTGTAAAGCGTTATTTCTAAACCTGTTTGATCTAACTGCCCAGTCCTCAGAGCGTACTTTCATGCCGACACAGTGGCTGCCAATATCTTGGAAGAGGTTATCCTCGACCAGTACATATCGTGTGTTGTAATTAAGAATGCCGTAGCCCTCGTTTACGCTGATGAACTCGTTATCCTGTATGGCGTAATTATTTCCCGTCCCCCATCTGTTGATAAATAACAGAGCGTTGTTACCGCCTTGGAACCCTCCCGTGATGCCGGAGAGCTTATTTCGCCGGATGACCATATTTTGTTTTTGAGAGGCGATCTTCAGGCCCATGGCCCTGACATTTGGCGCTCGAATATCCAGACTGTCTAGGTATACGTTACTGCCGCTGCCATCGAAATACAGGTGCGCATCCATCATGTTAAAGACGGGTTTGGTATCACCGGGGTAGCCAAGCCATACCAAAGGCTTAGTGGTTCCTCTGATTGGTGTCTCAAGCCCGTCGTTGCCGTTGTCTTCAATATACGCATCCATCTGGTAAGTACCGGCGCGCCAGTAAACAAATTCTCCAGAACGGTGATTCGCACCCATCGCTGAATAGGTATCTCCGCCGTACACGTCTTTTAGGGTTTTCCAAGGATTTCCGATTGTTCCAGTGCCGCCTGCGGTATTCGCAGTGCCGTTTACAGCATCAACGAATATAAAGCCGCTGGTTGTGACTAACACTGTCCAGTCAACCGTCTGAATGCTTCCTTCTGCGTCCGTGACTTTTGCCGATACGCTATAGGCGGTGCCGGAGGCTGCCGGATTTGGCCAACTTATCTCCCCAGTGAAGGCGTTGATAGTCATCCCACTCGGAGCTGTGGTTAGCTCATGCGTGAATGGGTAAAGCCCGCCAATGACTGCCATCCGCACGTTGTATTCAAAACCCGGATACGCCTTATAAAAACGATTGGTCGTTGTTAGAGCGGGCTGTGGCTGGATGATCTTCAGGGGAAAGTTGGCTGTGAACCGGGGAAATGCCTTCCCTAGCGCTATTTGTAGCGTGAGACTCGCCAATATTACCTTAGGGCTGCCAGATGTCGCCATTACAGAAAGTCCTCATTATTTCGGGTAGTTCGCCAATCGTGCCGGTCCGTCGATATTCTTTACAGTAATGTGGAAAGAGCTACACGCACGCGGAATCAATTGACTGATAGCATTGAAAGCTTTGCGTATTGGCTTAAATTGTGCTTAGTGTTTCGGAATAAAAATGACGCAATAAAGCGCTGCACCAAAATAGGGTCATGTCATGAAAAAAAACCAACTTGCTGGCGTTAATCTCAAGCGCCCGATTCGGCTGGCTAAGCGATTTCTGCCTAAAAACCGATGGGGCGACCATATTGTCTCGCTGCTCAACTTCTTTCAGTTCCACGCTCGGCTGCCCAAGAAAGTCGGTGGCGACCTGAGCGATGCACTATTTTCGATAAAAGCCTCTAATGAAATCCTTGACCCGCTCCGGGTGTTTGTGAGCGACAAGCACTATGTGAAGCTTTTTGTTAAGGCCACTATCGGCGACTTGTATAACGTCCCGACAAACGCGGTGCTTGGCAGCTATGAAGAGGCTCTTTCGTATGAATACCCGAAAGACTGCGTGATCAAGCCCACCCATATGTCAGGCGAAGTTATGTTTCGGAAAAATGGGTCTGACCTTGATTTCACGAAAATAGCCCGCTGGTTTGAGTCGAACTATTACACCAGATATAGAGAGGCAAACTACAAGAGCCTCAAGCCGAAGCTCATCATTGAGCCGTACATATTTGGTGGCGAAAGCTGTGAAGATTACAAAATCTTCTGCGTTAATGGTGAGCCCCGGCTTATCTGGGTAGACTTTGATCGGCAGTCAGATCATCGCCGCAACTTGTACACGACAGACTGGGAGCTTCTGCCTGTTTCCGTGAATTTTGAGCAGGGTCACAACGTGCCGCGCCCCGTGAATCTGAAAGAAATGCTCCGGGTAGCCAGAGAATTGAGTTGTGATTTCTCATTTATCCGCGTCGATCTTTACTCCAGCGGGAAAGAGGTTTTGGTCGGTGAACTTACCAACTGCTCCGGCAACGCTAACGAAAAAATAATGCCGGCTGAAAATGCCTCAATAGTGACCGATCTGCTATTCGGTCCTGAGCGCGAAGGTGCAAGCTATGCCCATTTTCGGCCAGTCGCGGAATAGGCTATTAGCTGTTCTCCGATTCAGCAGCAGATTGACGTTTAACGTTCAGCCGATGCTGGTGGAATTCTTGATCGCGCTTTTCGCGGCGGCGCTGGAAATACAGGCTGGTGAAATAGGTCAGCGCAACGAAGATCAGGCCGATAGCAGCCATCAGTTCGTTCTTTGTCCAGGCGCCGCCAAGGAACGTGACAGTGCTGGTGGTGTATGAGGTAAGGTTTGCCCCGGCTTCTACCTTGATTTGGGCGACTGACGACGGGACTTTGCTTAGGGCACTGTTTAGGCTCACATTCACCCCTTGTTAACGCTTTGAGTGAATTTACCGGTCACAGCCTTGGCTATGTCGCCCATGTGTGGCGCTGCGAAGTAGAAAGCAAGGATCAGCATGACAGCGGGGTTCATATCCATGGCAGCAGATTGCGAGATTGAGCCAACCGCATTGATTTTGGCAGCGGTGACGGTTCCAGTGCTGTCAGCAAAGACGGCAATCATTCCGCATAAGACCGACAACAAGTACATGCCCAGCCAGACGCCGGTTATTACCAGCGAGATTAGGCGGCGAGCTAGGTTCTGACCTTGCGTTGCGGCCATCCATTGGACGACCATGTTTCGTGCTTCAGACCGATCACGGGCGGCATCACCGGCTTTTTCTTCGTCGGTATATATCAGCGCATCAAGGCCATTGGTTACACCGTCAACGATGCCGGCCAGCGCCTTTTCGGTGCCAAAGAGTTTTCCGAAGAAGCTCATATTAGTAGCTCCATACCCAAGGTCTGGGGCGATTTGGGGCGTCCGGCAAATCATCAAGATGAATAAACCGGCTCGTACCTTTCTGTTTGATGCCAACACCCGTAAAGCCGTGCTTCAGCGCCAGCCCTAGCAGCTTGTGCGCGTCATTCCCGCTGATCGCTATGTCACACGCATGGCCTGTGCTGTGGGCGCCAGGCTCTGCCTTGCGGGCTTCAATCGGGTGCGTCTTGTCGCGGTATCCGCTGCTAATAACCATCGCCTTTCCATAATCCGTGCGCAGCGCTTGCAGTCGATCCATAAAGCCAGCATCCATGCGCAACTGCCCTGTGTGCTTGCAGCGAAACTCTGCGGCTGAAAAGTTCGGGTAGTTGTGCCAGTTCATGCTGACCTCGCGAATAAAAAAAGCCGCTAACACACGACCGGGTAACTCCCAATCCAGAATTGCGCAGCGGCAAAAGTGCGGCGTAGCTGACCGCGTGGAGATGTTCGGGGCATAAAAAAACCCGCAATCCTGTTATGGGTGCGGGTTTATGTAATAAGTGCTCGGCTCACCCTCCTACCAAACTAGACCCAGGAGGCCACGCGACACCACCGTGTTTCGACTGATTCACACAGTCTCGTCAGGCGCGTTAATATTGGTCTAGCCCGGATGCCTACTTGCCGAGCTTTGGCATCGTATGCTCGTTTGTGATCTTTGCAATTGCCCTGCGGGCTTTAGGGGAAACTGATCTTTCAGGCTATTGCTTTACAAAGAGTTCGCCAGTCTCACCGTGAGCTATGGGATTGCGGGCCGCTCAACGTCGTATGGCCAGACACAAAAACCCCGCAAGCGTTAACGTGCGGGGTTTCCCAGTCTTTCCCGGTGTCAGACCTCCCCATGCCTGGTGGGGCACTCCCTAAGAGCCTTTCAGCCCAGTGCAGGTTCTCGAACCTTGCTCTTTCGCCAGATCTCGGTCAACGAGCTGGAATTGAACCAGCCTGCTCTTTTTGGCTTTCGCCAATTCTAAAAAAGCCCACAACCCTGTTACGGACGCGGCTTTTGGGGTAATTGTGATAGGTTATAAAATAGTCTATACATTTGTGACGGACTGGTCAAGCAGCCTTTTGTTGTGGCTGAATGATAGCCTCCAGCATCTGATAGCCTCGGCTAATTCTTTTGCGCATACACTCCACGGTTATACCAAGGTGGCCAGCGCATTGAGCATCATCCCATAAAATATAAACCGGGCTGGCGCTCTGGAACGGGTCAATCGCCACCGACTTTGTTCGTCCACGATAGCAGCGGTCAACGCACAACGCTGTTGCGTAATCATCATCCAGCCTGCTCACCATTTCGTGCGCAATGACCATTTGCGCGGTAGTGCGCCTGACGCGCATGCGGTCAACTTTTCCAGCTAACTTGCAGAACCCGGCAAACCCTGAGCCCTGTGGCAACTCACCGTGCTCGGAGTAGGTGCCAAGAATGCACCGGCCCTCATACGCTATCCGGACTTGATCGCTGTCAATCAGTAGGTAATCAATGTGCAGGTCTATAATTTCTCCCGCCCTGAATCGAAGCGCCTTCTGGCTACCATCTTTCCGGTTCTGCTCAGCCATACCCTATCCCCTCAGCCGGTTAAAAATTCCACGTATCGCCGCTTCTTCGTCCTGCCCGCTTAACCAGTCGTTCAACTCCCCTCGATCAATCTCTTTCGCCATAAACGCTGCCCATTTTTCATGCGCCGCCCGCTGCCAGTCAGGCATATCGAAGCCTTCAAATCGTGAGCCAAAACGGTCGCGACAACTGCGGCCAGACTCTGCCAGCGGGCCAGGCGTGAGCATGATGCAGTCTTTGCCGGATACTTTTGCGGTGAGTTGGATCACTCAACCCAACCCACGGCAACGAGCCCGCAGGTCCGGCACATTGCACCGTCTTGCGTCAAATAGAACAAGTCGCTGCCACAATCGCACTCCCAGAACTCGCGCGGAACTACTGGCGCTCCGACTACCCCCATGTGCAGGCTGCATTCTGGGCATTCAAGACTGTCGTGCGATCCTGCCGGTGTCACGCATTGCCATTGGTGCTTGCAGTGCGTACAAATTGCCGGGCCGGTGAGCGTGTAAATGGTCTCGTCACCGCCTTCTTTCGCCTTATCAAATGAAACAACTTCACCCATAAGTCACCTCCGCACTTTCGGCCACAGGCGTAGGCCGCCACATTTTCCGCAGCACACGGTTATCCAGGTAAAAGACCTCGCACCGGGAAAGGCGGCCGCTCATAATGTCCTCATCGCTGTAAAAGTCTTTCCCGTCTCGACCTTTGTTCGGGTCATGCACCTTGTAACCGTCGCCATCCACTTCCACGACAACGCAATGCATGCTGCCGGGCAGGTTCAGGCTGCAAGTCCCAACGATGTATATTCCGCAGGTATCAAAGGGGTGCGGCTGGAACGTGGTGTTAACCGGCCATATTTTGTGTTCAACAAGAACCGTTGCCTTTTCATCGAATGAAAGGCCGTGGTCACCAAAGCGCTCAACCAACTCATGAACGTCTTCACCCGTAACCATTGCCAGGCATGCATGCACGCACGTCAAATGTGTTGGCTGCTCAATGTGCTCTATCTTCTTCATATTCACCTCGTCACTCCAAAACCAAAAGAATCAGCATTGTTGCGTGTTGGCCGGCTATGATTGCGGTCAACTGGATCATTCGGCGCCATTCATCTCAAGCCACCGGTTCAACGTATCTCGCGCTTCCTCAATGTCTTGCTGCTTCGACTTGCCGCCCGTCCGAACGCCGCTCAGCAGCAGCTTTTTGCTCGCGTGTTGAATGCAGCCGCTTGGGTCGTCAATGGCATAAAGCCGGTGGGTTTCGTAAACGTCGATTGAGTCCAGGTGACGCACGTCCTTTCGGTACTTTGCGTATTTTTCGGGCCCTGTCTGCTTCGGCTGGGTCTCTTCTTCTTCAGGCGTCACGGTGCAGTCTGGGATTTTTGAGGCCAGACCTACTGGCGGCGCATCGCCGCACACGCCATTAATCGCTCTCGCCAACTCCAGGGTAACGGTGCCGCTATCGTATTCGCCGCAAATGCCAGGAAAAGCCTCGTATTGACAATGTTCCTCACCGCAAACCGGACAAGAAGTGTCGGGCCACACGTCCTTTCCGGGGAACCAATACCCCAGCAGCGTCCTGGCTGCCGCCCATTGCTCTCGATTTATGTACTTACAGACGGCTGAATCGCCGCCCTCAATGATGTGGATAACATCGCCTGGCCCCAGGTAAATAAAATCGGCACCCTTTGGCCACTCTTTTACATGCTCGGCAATGTGCGCCAGATCTGCCGCTTCTTGCTTGTTTGGATTAATCATGCTGCCATCCTCTCTTTTTGGATTTCGCGAATTTGCTGATTACATTGCATGCGTCACGCCTCCAGTTAAGTGTGGCCATATCCTTCCTGTTTTTATGGAGCTGACGGTTGATGCTGCTATGCCGTGATCTTTGGCTATTTCTTTGTGGCGCCGACTGTCGTTGAATATTGAGATTACTTGATGATCTTTAAGCTTAGAGTTTTTTGCGTTTTCGCCAAAAGGGGCATTCACCCTGCCTCTGTTAACCATATCTCTGGAATTTTCGGCGGGCGTTCCAAGGTACAAGTGATCTGGGTTTATGCAGGCTGGGTTGTCGCAATGATGCAAAGCAAGAAGATCTGTTTCTTCAATGCCAAGATGATTGAGCAAGCTCAACCGATGTGCGCCAATTCGCTTTGCTTTGTAGCAAGCAAGCCCATAGCCATACACGTTTAGCGTCCCAGTCCAGTTCCAGCAGCCGCTAACAGAAACCTCGTAGTCAGCAAGGACTAAATCTAATGGCCGAAAATAAGCTGGCCTCTTTGGCTTCTTCCTGCACTCCTTGCAATATGGAAAAAGGCCATCTTTTCGCTTTGCGTCTGTGTGAAATTCCTTAGGGGCTTTCTCGTTGCCGCACTTTACGCACAGCTTCTTAGCTTCATTATTTGTCGCGCTCACGCTGCCTCCTGCTCTTTCCGTAATTCCCGCGTTCTTGCCCTGTAATGCGCTGCCATGGCTTTCATCTCATCAGCTGTGTACTTCTTCGCCTCATTCGGACCTTCCAGCCGGTCAACTTCTGCCTGCCCAATTTTCTCAATTAGCCTTACCCTGTACTCATCGCCGACCGTGCGCCTTTTCCCAGCGTACTTTCCCTCGCCCGCATTACATGATTTGAGCTGCTTGTGGCAGTTGGCCTCGTCAAACCTTAGTTCTGGGTGGCCACCCACTGAAAGGAAGTGCCCCGCATCCCACTGGCCGCCAAGCTTCCAGAACTCGTCATCGCCCCACTGCCCGCAACAGATGCAAGGCAGGTGCGCATCTCTGGCGCGAATAAACCGGTTAAAATCACGCTGGCAGTCTTTCTCATAATCTCGGCGCGTCTTCAGTTTTTCTCGCCCCTCGCGAACCCACTTGCGCTGCTCTTTTTCGCGGTTCGTGCTGGCCAGGTGCAGGCCATGCTTGGTGGCGCAATCGTATGAGCAGAAGCCGGCAGCCTCGATGGGCGTGGATGCCTTTTTGGCCGGCAGTGGCAGGCGGCACTGTTTGGAGCGGCACTTTCTCATCCGACGGCCGCTCCAACGATTGTTACAGCGGAGTAAATGGCAGCCACGGCAAATATCCATGCGGATAGAAAATTCCGCGCGCGAATATCGTAGCCGACCATCCCGCAGGTAAAAGCGAGTGCAAGTATCGACGCATATAAAATAATCACTCCACACCCTCCCGCGGCTCGTTCGGCTCAACGCCCAACTCCAGGCAAGTATCGATGTAGTCGTCAATCGCGGCTTTTGCTTCCTGCTCCATATCGCCGACGCGATCAGCGATGACAGTGATGAGATCTTTGATGTAAAGGATGCGCCCGCACCAGTGGCTATCGTCGCGCTCAAACTCTACGGTGTAGCCCTTGTGACGTACTGTTAAAGTGCCTGTAACAATCATTCCACCCCCTCCACTTCATCCATCGCGCTCATGGCGTAATGTCTGAACGTCAGATCCACCGCCCGGCTCCGGCCCACTTCCGAACACTCGATCTTGCCGCCAGATGCCAGAAACTCGGCGGTCTGCGCTTCGATCCTGGCCGATTCGTGGCGCTTCATGCTGTTGCTGCGCATTGAGATGTTGACGGGCTGATAGCGCTGCTTTAGCTCTTCTTCGGTCATGCGGCTCTTGCCTCCTGCATCTCGTCGTAAATGGCCAATGATTTATCGCTCCAGTGCACGCTGTATTCGGCACCGGTGGCGTACAGAAACTCAATGAAATCCGCGGCTTCTTTTTTGCGGAAACCCTTCGTGCTGGGGCGAACGTAGACTTGCACCTGATTCACCCAGTCCCACGCCTGCTCGCCTGGCTTGCCCAGGGGCTCCCCGTTGCGCTCCATTTCGAGAGCAAACTGATTGACCAATGCCGCTTTGAGCGCCTCGCGTGAGTAGCCACGGAAGCACTGAAGGCGGATTTCTTCGATCATTACGTGATATTTAGCTTCCTGCTCGCGGCTCTTGCTCTCTCGGCCAAGTGTCAATAGCACCGGGCCTGCGGTTAGGGCTCGCTCTACGGTTTCCTGCATCCATCGGGCAATTAATGAGATCTGTTCGGGGCGCTCGATCTTGCGGGTTAGTTGGCCGGGGCGGCTCATCTCCCACCTCCAGCCAAAAACAGAGCCGCCACGGACACTCCAAGCCAGTAGCCAAAATCATTACCTTGACCAAGCTGAACGCCCGCACCGATCAATAGAAAGGCCCCAAAGGTGACAAGGATAAACTTCCACATCACTCACCTCCTTTGATATGCCCGGTACGCATAGCATTACCAACGAACCGCTGGCTGCGATAGGCGGGCGGCATGAGCTTGAGCGCGAACGATATGAGCCTGCAGCCTGCCCAGATTCTGATAGAGGCGATCACTTGTCAGCCCTCCGCAGCATTCCGGCGTCGTAAAGTTCCATCGCAAAACCAGACAGCAATGTGTGCTGTTCTTGGCTGACCGTGCGGCTAAATGTTTTAAGTGCGGCATTTACAGATGATTCCCGGTCGCGCTCCGCCTGGGTGCGGATTGGGCGGAACTGCGTTGCATCACCAATCAGGGGGAGGTATTCGGTTTGGCAGAAAGCAACCGCTTCTCCGTGATCCTCGCCGTGTGCGATTATCTTTGCTGGAATCCAGTGGCCGTGATGTGCGACTTTGCACTCACACCCAACAGGCGGCAGGCCAATGCCATCCCATTCCGGTGAGGCTGGCTTGGCGGGACGCGGAATAAACCTTCCTGGCTCGTCAGACCCTGGGTTTATGACGCTCCAAGGCTTGAAACCGTAATCTGTGTAATAACCTTTTTCGTCACAAAAGAAACCGCTCTCCTTGTCGTAATAAGTCCGGCCCGGAACCGAAACGCTATCCCAGTATTTCCGGTCACACTTCAACCGCTCGATGTCAATTTCCATGCTGCCTCCGGGCACTGGATCAACGCTGGATTCTGGCCGCCTCATGAATATTCCGGTGTCCATAAATGTAACGACCGGCTTTGGCCCTTGGCGCAGCACCACCCACTGCTCTGAATCAAAGGGCTTCACAAACGCGCCGTAATACTCGCTGTAATGCGTGGCATCTTCAGGAGCCCATACGCCCCACCATTGCGGGTCTTTCAACTGCGCTGCTGTTGGTTTGTTCATCGCAGCGTCCTCGCGACGTACAGGAACATGCACGAAAAAATAAGCACAAGTGCGGCAAGCTCTATTTGCCCGTCAGCCGCCGCAAGTCCTGCTAGGCCCAGCGCTGCCAACCCGAGCAACAAAAAATAAACGAATAACAGAAATACTATGAGGTCGAATTTCACTGGCTGTACCGTTGGTTTGTTCATGCTGCACTCTCCGGATTCGGCGCGGGTGGGCGTTTGGCGTACTCGCCATAGCTGTTTAAATAAATCAGGCCGGATACGCACAGCTCGTTAATCAGGCGCATGACCTGCACTTCGTTTGCGTCCAGCAGTTGGCCTATTCGGCGGCGATTGAGCGGCTGATTTTTCAGGGCTTCTAAAATCGTTTCTTGCTGAGTCATACCTTGCCCTCCGAGGTAAACGGCACGTCCACACGCCTGGCCGGCTGGTGCCACACTTCTCGGATCTTTGGAGTGTCGGTCATGGGCTCCAGCGTTAATTCCGAGCGCTCGCATTTGTGCATTTCGAGTTCGGACAAGTGGACGCCATTCTGTAAGTGGGTGCCGCGCTGGCAGTGTGGGCAGTTCATGCGACTTGCTCCCATTGCATAAATTCTGACCCGAACGCTTCACACGACTCGCCGCAACCATTCGCCTGATCCAGATCGAAAAGCATTTCCTGCTTCCAGTCGTCACTCTCAACGAAAGGACGGAATGATTGATCTGCCAGCGCGAACAAGTCATCTGCGCTCATGTTCTGGCGGAAGAACACTCTCGGGTTGCCGTCTACGTTATGCCCGCTGAGGCCGTGCTCAGCCTCCATGCGGCGCGGAAAGTCGTATATCTCTGGGGTTTCGTTAATTAGAGTCAGGTGCTTGCGAAGTGATTTCTTCCAGCACCAGGCGCAGTTCCCTTGATGCTCCAACAATTCCAGATCAAACGGCTGTTTGAGCCACCAGCGTTTAACGTCTTGCTTGGTAATGCCCATCCCGACCAGCGGATACCAAAACCGAAGCGCTCGGAACTTTGGGTTGATGCGGTCTATTTCATCGGCGCGAATGCCAATGGCTGTTGTCCACTTGCTCCAGCCAAGCGACTTGATGTAGCTCGTCATCGCGTTGGTTTTCAGTTCGCGTGTACAGTGCGGATAAGCCTGGTTCGGAATGCCGTATTCCTTGACGACTTCTTCAAAAGGCTCGCTGTTGCGGCTGGCTGTCTCAAAATTCACAACCTTGTGCGTGCTGCCTTTGCGCTGGCCGTGATGGACAACGGCCTCAACCCAAGCCACGTTCCAACCGAAATGCTTATCGCACTTGTCCACGAACTCTAAAGTCTCTTCGCGCTCAGATCCGGTATTGGCGAATACCACCTGAATGTCGAACTGGTCGCTGTAGTTATTGACCAGAAACCAAGTCATAAAGCCGGAAGTGCGACCACCTGAAAAGCTGATAAATAGCTTTGGCTTGCTCATAGCTCCACCCCCATGCGCTCAAGCTCGATGCTCATAGCTCCATCCCCCGCTTGTTTTTTTGTCGCTTATGGTATTGCTCCTGCTCATTCGCCTCTTTCGCTGCACGGAGGCCGTTAAAGTCGATCTTGTGGCCCAAGGCTTTGAATCGTGAGTATTTCCCTTCAAACTCCAATGCCTCGCTGCCACGCTCACCCATGCGTATCTTTCCGAAGATGATTTCAGTGGTTGCGTCAGGGTCGTCCGGGTTGTCGTAGTAGCCTTGACGGAAGGGGAATATGATTATGTCCGCGTCCTGCTCGATGGCACCGGATTCACGCAGGTCGCTCATCATTGGCCGCTTGTCGTCTCTAGACTCAACGCCGCGACTAAGTTGTGACAGGGCGATCACCGGGCACTTGAACTCTTTGGCCAGACCTTTCAGTCCGCCTGAAATCTTTGTGATCTCGTTGGTGCGGTTCTCTGCTTTGGCCTGCATAAGCTGTAGATAGTCCACCATGATGAGCCCCAGGCCCCCGCACTTACGCTTAACCTCGTGTGCCCTGGCTCGCATCTGGGCGATGGTCAATCCGCCACGGTCGTCTATGTGCAGGCGGGCACTCTGAATGAGCAAGTTTGCCGCGGTGAACTTGCTCCAATCTGAATCTGATAGAGCTCCCCGACGCAGGTCGTTCAAGTTGATCCCGCCAAGGGATGCGGTCATCTTCTCCATAATCTGAGGGGCGCTCATTTCCATACTGAACACCAGGCTTGGCACGCCGTCACGAATGGCGTTGTGCTCCACGATATTCATGGCGAACGTGCTTTTCCCCATCGAAGGTCTGCCGGCAACGATGACCAGATCACCCTCGCGGAAGCCGTTGATTCGCTCATCCAGGTGCGGGTAGCCTGTGGATAATCCAATCAGCTCGCCGCCCGCATCGTTCCGGCGCTGCATTTCCTTGATAAACTCACCACTGGCACGCTTCATATCCCAAAGGCTTTCGTCGTCCTTCTGGCCCTGGACAGACTCAAACACGGATAAAATCTTTTCTTGTGCTACCTGTACGTTTTTTTCTTCGTCCAGAATGGTCCGGGCAGTCAGCGCGGCGCCGTACAGGTCACGGCGTAATCCACGGTTGCTCAGGATCTCGCAATAGGCTGGAAGGTTCTCGATGTTCGGCTTGTGGCTCTGCTCAGCAATCTCGGCAAGCAAGGCGCCTGCATTCACCACGCCTTCAGATTCCATGCGCTCGAAAACGGTAATCAGGTCAACGGGGCGATTTTCTTGCAGCAGGTCGTAGGCGGTCTGTGCGTACTGGCGCAACTCCACGCCAAAGTCTCCAGGCTTGATCTTGTCGAATACCTGAGCCGCATAGTCGGCACGCAGGGTCAGGCTTAGAACGGCGGCTTCGTAAACGTCGATGCTCATGAAGCCTCCTGCAAGTCACTGCGGCGGTCATCGCCCTGGTGGTAATAGCCTTCGATCACCTTAATCATGTTCGATTCGTTCAGAAGCCAGTCGAAGTTAGGGCGCCAGTCGAAACCCTCTTTTGTGCCTGTGAGGGTCTTGGATCGGCGAACGTGCAGAAAATACTTGCGCCAAAATTCCAGATCACTGCCTTTGGAGTGCTCACCCCAACTTTGCTTCCAGCGAGCGCGAATCAGGCTTTTGCGCTTTTCGTTCAGTTTTACAATTTCCGACAGGAAGTCTTTGGCTAGCAGTTCGTTGTAGAGGTTCGATATGCCCTCGTAGTTAGGCTGATCTTTTTGGACAGGCCGGATCTTTTCGCCCGCGCCCTCATCGCCAGATGACGGAGTGTTATTACTCTGTTCTGTTCTGTTCTGTTCTTTATTCGTTGACCTTTCGTTAGACGATTGCTCAACGGGCGTTGAACGGGCGTTACTTTGCCTCTTCAATTCATCGCGCTTTGCAGCCTTTCTTGCCTCTGCGGAAGCCTTGCCAGCAGCGGCTCTCTGGGCTTGCGAATCTTTGGCAGCAATCAGGTCTGCTTCAATCCGTTCGTGCTTCCAGCAGCCGTCAGTCTCAACAAAGAACTCGATCAACGATTGCTCAACGTCTGCCCAGCGGTCGCTGGACACTCGCGAGATCTTTTGAAGGCGTGATTCTGGGATTGGCTTTCCGGTCTGCCAGTAGTTGAAGATCAGCAGCAGGTACGCACCGTGTTCCTCTGCGGTCAGGTGCATTGTGTCGGCCTGGTACTCGGCCACATAAAATTGCATATACGGAAGTGCAGCCATCACTAAACCCTCATGCCGATAAGTGGGTTTCGTGTTGCGGCAAGCCTTCTATTTCTGGCTTTAGCAATATCTTCTGGCTCCAGCCAGATTATCGCGCCACGAACATCTGGCCAGGCATCATCAGACTTACTGGCGAGGTAGGCGACATCTTCCACAATGCCGCGCTCCTCTTGAGTGCAGACCGTGTAATCTTCTTGCCTTAGGGCGCAATCTATAACCGCGTGCTTTGCGGTCATCAGATCAACGCTGAAAAATTCTCTCGACCGGCTTGGGCGGTTTCCTTGCAGAGCTTCGTGAGCTAGCGCTTCAACGTCTTCAGGACAATCAACCAGCATTTCGAACTCAAGAACAAATGGAGATGGAACCCCTGTCTGATACATATTTTTGGCCCTCGACTGCCCGCCATTAACCGAACGGCCAATCTTCAGAAGGCCGGGCATAGATGGGTTGCTGAGTATGTAGACGTAACCGCTCATGCCAGCCCCCTGCTCTTTTCAATTTTGCGAATCTCTGCGGGCGTCAACAGATCACTGCGGCGACGCGCCAGCCCGGCGTGTTCACGGGCTATCTGCTTCCACTTAGGGGTTATCCCCTCTTCGCGATCCATGACGCAGCGAAGGTATGCCAGGCGACCTGTGTAGTAGGCGATCTTTACCTTGCGTATGAACGTATCCTTTGGCATGATCTTCTCCAGTTGTTTCTGATTAACCCGGCGAGCTGTCCAACCAGCGTCTGAGCCGGGTTTTTTGGTTTCTGGACACTTAAAATTCTATTCAGTCACTTTTGGGTGACTTAAAAGCTCTAACCTCCCCCCTCTTCATTCTGATTTTTAAGCGACTGGTAATGCCGCCCATCGCCAGTCGCCCTATCGCTTCCTCTTCTGTCATTCCGTTTTCGTCTGCATATTTCTTAATAACTTCACTTTCGCGCTGAGATAGCACGGTGCTGATTTCGGGCATGACTCCCCCGGTGACTTGAAAGTGAGTGTCTAACCCGCATCGCGGCGGCTATATTCAGGTCTGGAAATATCAGCAACGTGTTCTAGCGCCATTTCACGAATGTAAGCGCTGGGCTGCATACCGGCCCTTTCGGCAAGCAGCAAGACCAGATGGTGATCGTCGTCATTCAACGAAATTTTGAAGGTGTTCTTCTTTATGTGTTTTGGATCTGCGTACATGGTTTTCCCTCACGCTGCTTCTGGCTGGTCAGCCTTAAGCTTTCCTTTAGTCAATGCTTCGATCTGCCACTGGCGACCTTCCGGTATCCCTGCAGATTTCCACTGCGAAATAGCCCCTCGGGATACGCCCATTTTCTTGGCCAGCTCGTGCGGCTTCGCGTCAAAATGCTTAAGAACTTGTTCCAGATTCACTGGCCACCTCCGATTGCTTTAGAGGCTAGTTTAGTATGCTTAATAAAATAGCGCAACACTCAATGTGCTTACTAAACACACAATCTCGTATTGTTTGCCGAATGGAACTACACGAAAGAATTCAGCGAGCAATAAAAATCTCTGGCGTTAAAGGCAAGGACGTTGCTGCCGCCTGCGAAGTAACCCCTGGCGCTGTTTCTCAGTGGATGGCCGGAAGCATAAAGAACCTAAAGTTCGCTAGCCTTTATGCCCTCAGCGACATAACCGGCTTCTCTGACCGCTGGATCGCCATGGAGGAAGGCCCGGAGCGCAACTCTGACCTGCCCGGCGTAAGGCTCGCCTCCCACGAAGCCGCCCTTCTCGATATTTACAGAGAGCTTTCTGACCGCGACAAGGAAATGTTATTCGGCATTATTCGGGGCATGAAAAGCGTTGACGTTACACCCCCAAAGCGACATGGCAGGAAGGAATCAAAAGCGACCGGGTGAAGCTGATTTGTGATTTCAGACCCTGCTCTCTCTGCCATATCCACGATTGCTTAGCCCGCAATTACCTACACCACCAAAAATAAAATTAATTCAGTTAAGTTTACTGAATATTTTCTTGACCTTCTGAGTTTAGTTTACTAAAGTTAGTTCCATAAGATATTCACTGGAGCTAAACAACATGACCACAACCCATCGCACCATCCACACCGGCAGCCGGCACCCCGTCAAGGGCGCTACGGCCACGCCCATCAAGTCTGTCGAGCTGACCGGCATCGACGCTAAATCAAATGCGCAGCGGCTGGCTGAGTACGTCCTGCGGCGCGACAACTTGAGGTTTGCAGCATGAGCCTGGAAAAACTCAAAGAGCTTGAGGATCAGGCCCAATCAGAGGCGTCGAGGTCTAAGAGGTTAGAGAATGCAAAGAACCTGCTCGCTTCAACTAGGAATGGCCCCTACTCGCTTGTCGATGCTTTAGAGAATGTGATTAAGGAATGGCGCCACGGGTTAAGTATGGAGGCAAGGGACGAGTTGCATTCGGTTTTGAATGAAATGGCATGTGACATCTACCGAATTGCTGAAATGCGCCTTGCGGCAAGGGCTCGGTTTCACAAGGTCCAAGCGGCCCAAAAACGGGCGATTGTTACCGCCTCCATTTTGCCACTTCCAGATGCGGAGCAATCAGCATGATCGACGCAACGATACATCACCCAATTCCAGCCGGTAGAAACGTGTTCCACACAATCAGGGGCCAGATGGGTCAGCTAGACCTGAACGCCGAACTGGACGACACACTGCCAGAGGCGCGGGTTTTTGTGACACGGAAAGAGGCACTGGCGCTGGCTGAAGCCTTTGCTGAGCTGGCGATTGACATAGAAGGCGCTGAGACGATTGCGGCGCTGGTTAGAAAAGGGGAAGCGGCATGACCTTCCTAATCGAAATGTCCGCAGTCCTACTCATCGGCCTGGTCGTTAGCACAATCGTCTGCCTGGCCAGCGCGCCGTGCGCAATGAGTGTGCGTAGGGGGTCGAAATGAGCACCGTAACGCCAAGGCCGTGGATGGCAGTTCAGCTGGTAAACGAGGACGGCAGCAGGATGACTGCACAGGAGTCGTCTGTGTACGCGGCAAATACTGCTATCCATGGCGGCGAGGGCTTTTATGCAGTGCAGGCCAGGAAGGACGACGACGGCAAGCTGTATGACGTGTGCCACACAGGTAATGGCCCTGACTCTAAATGGAACGCCAGCGCTATAGCTGAGGCCGTGAACTATCACGAGCGGCTGGTTGAGGCTCTGAATGAACTGCTGGAATTTGAGGGTGATTACAGCCCGAATGAAATACGGCTGGCAGACACCTGCGCAAATGCCCGCAGCGTTCTAGCCGAGATGGAAAAGGAGCCGACGCAATGAACAATTCAGATATGCCGGCCATGCCGCAGCCGGACATTTTTCACGGAAACGGGGCGATTGAGTACGGTTCGCCTGGGCTTACCAAACGTGAGTATTTTGCAGCAAGAGCAATGGAGGCAATTATCGCCAGCAAGCACTTTGAGATCCAGTGGTGGGACCAAGACGAGAAGCAGGATTCATTTGCTAAGTCAGCTTGGGGCTACGCGGACGCAATGCTTAACGCTCAAGAAAAGGAGCCGACGAAATGAGCAACGTAACGCCAAGGCCATGGGCCTCAATAGATCACGGGGCTGGAGAGATTGTTGTTTACCGGCCCGAGACAGAGGAAGCCATTTGCACCTTCGATGACACAGACGGGTCATGGGGGTGGCCAAAAAATTACAGCACTAACGGCAACGCGAAAGATAACGCCGCTCACATCGTCAAATGCGTGAACTATCACGAGCAACTAATTCATGCGCTGCGATGGTATGAGGGAAATGCCCGCCTATGCCGAAAGATCACGGACTCGGGCGAAGAGGCGAGAACGGCGCTAGATAGGGATGGCGGCGAATTGGCCCGCAGCGTTCTATCCGAGCTGGAACAGGAGCCGAAGCAATGAACAAATCAAACATGCAGAACCAGCGTGAGATTGACGAAGCGGCAGAGATTGAAAACCGCACCGAAGAGCTGGCTATTGAGATGACATCGGCTCTGGCCAGTGGTGAGGACTTCCACCTGGAAACTGTCGATGGCTACAACAGCTTTGGCGCATACGAAGTCGTTGAAGCGATGAGGACAATAGAGCCTGAAATTTTCTATGACTCGGTTTTTGCGCTCAACGGGGCCGCCAAAAAAAGCCTGGCCAAGCTGAAGGTTGAAGCGATTACCGAGGTAGTCAAGGACGCGCCGCTGGTTGATGCGGTGATTTTTGAGCGTAAACAGATGGAGCGTGCGGCATGAACGCAATAGCAAAAACAAAAGGCATGGGGTTCGCCCTGCAGCCAAACAGCATGGATGAGGCTTTCCGAATGGCAGAGATGCTGGCCGGCAGTCAAATGGTGCCAAAGAACTATCAGGGCAAGCCACAGGACGCGCTGGTCGCAATGATGATGGGCTCTGAGCTTGGGCTTAACCCGATCCAGTCCCTTGCCAATGTTGCAGTGATTAATGGCAAGCCTGCGATTTACGGGGATGCACTTCTGGCTCTGGTTCAGAACCATCCGAAGTTTGGCGGGCATGAAGAATCGTTTGAAGAGAGCGGCATGGTCGCCACCTGCACGGTTTGGCGCAAAGGTGACGCTACCAAACACACAGTCACGTTCAGCCAGGCTGACGCACGAAAGGCGGGGCTTTGGGAAAAGTCCGGGCCGTGGACTCAATACCCAAAGCGGATGCTTATGTGGCGCGCCAGAGGCTACGCATTGCGCGACAAGTTTGCCGATGCCCTTGGTGGCCTGATTACCGTCGAAGAAGCGCGGGATATTCCCGAGCAGGATATGGGCGTTGCGAGTCGAGCTCCGCAATCACAGGAATCGGAAGGCCTGGCCAATAAGTGGATCGGCAGGGCAAACACTGCCGGCAGCGCAGACGATCTATCAAAGGTCTGGAAGGATGGTCTGGCAGAGATAAAGAGTGCTGGCGATATGAAAGCCTACGGCGAGTTCAAGAATGCCGTGGCAACTCGCGGAGAAAGGCTGAAAGAGCTGGAACAAAAGGTTTCGGAGGTGGCGCAATGATTACGCTTAATCTTGTGCAGGGATCTGACTCTTGGCTACAGGCCAGAGCTGCAGTTATCACCGCATCCCGGTTTGTGGATGCCCGCGCCAAGCTGACACGAAAGAGCAAGACCGGCGAGGCTGGCGATTTTGCAGCCAAGGCCATTGATTACGCATGGACGGTAGCCCTTGAGCGTATCGCCTGCAAGCCCTTGGACGACACGTTTGTTACGTGGCAGATGCGCCGTGGAAGTACGCTCGAACCTGAAGCGCGTATGGCCTACGAAATGGAAACCGGTTTGCTGGCTGGCGAGTCTGGCCTGCTTCTGACCGATGACAGCGTATTCGGGTATTCATCGGACGGCCTTGTAGACGATGACGGAATGGTTGAAATCAAGTGCCCGGCCAACTGCCAGAAGATCGGGACAACCTGGGCCAACCCTGACAGCGCTGTTGACGATTACATAGATCAGATTCAGGGCGGCATGTGGATCACCGGACGCAAGTGGTGCGACTTCATCATGTACTGCCCATGGCTGGAGTCAGTGGGCAAGGAGTTGTTCGTTAAGCGCGTGCTGCGTGATGACAACTATATCGAGGCATTGGAAAGCGACCTGATGGAATTTCACAGGATGGTTTCTGTTTTCGTTGAGAGCATCGCCAGCAAAAATACAAAGAGGAAGGCAGCATGACCACAACCATAGAAAGAGAATCAACCGAGCTGGTGACGGTGCCACCAAAAGAGACAGCCTTGCAGACGTTCACTGCGGACAAAGGGCTTGATCCTTACCTGAAAACCATCCGCCAGGAGCTTGATAAATTTCTGTCCGATGCCCCGGCACTGGATACCGCGAAAGGCAGAAAGCAGTACGCCTCAATGGCCTACAAAATAGCCCAAAGCAAAACGGCTATCGACAACCTCGGAAAAGAGCTTGTGGCCGATCTAAAGAAGCAGCCGGCTAAGGTTGACGCTGAGCGCAAGCGGTGGCGCGACCAACTGGACGCATGGCGCGACGAAGCCCGAGGCCCGCTGAATGAGTGGGAAGCGGCTGAAGATGCTCGTATTGCAAAGCACCAAGATCACATAGAGCAAATCAAGGGCTTTGATGTTTGCGACGGATTAACTGCCGCCGGCATCTCTGCTCAGCTAGACAACCTGAAAGCAATTACTGTTGACGCGCAATATCAGGAGTTTGAAGCAGAGGCGCACAGGGCAAAAGAGCAGGCCGTTAAGGCGCTTGAGATTGCACTCCAGCGCCAGTCGAAGCACGAAGCTGAACAGGCTGAGCTTGACCGGCTGCGGCAAGAAGCGGCGGAGCGTGCACAGAAAGAGCGCGAGGAACAGATTGCCAAAGATGCTGCAGACAATGCCCGCCGCCAGGCTGAGCAAGCCGCACAGGCAGAACGTGACGCCGCTGCCAACCGTGAACGCATGGCAAAGGAAGAGGCCGAACGGAAGGAGCGTGAAGTCAAGGAAGCGACAGAGCGCCGGGAGAGTGAGCACCAGGCTGCCATTGATAAAGCGCAGCGTGACGCTGCCCAAGAACGTCAGCGGATCGAAGCCGAGCACAAGCGCATTGAAGATGACCGGCTGGCCGAAGAGCAGCGCCAGAAGAGAGAGATACTGGCGCGCCAGGCAGATAAAGACCATCGAGGCGCCGTTAATCGGTTAGCTCTTGAGGCAATGATTAAAGGCGGGATGCCGGAGGATTGCGCAAAGCAGGCGATCACTCTGATCGCAAGATGCCAAATCCCGAACGTCACAATCAACTACTGAGCAGGAGGCCGCGTAATGCCGAAAATCAAACTAACCATAACCCGCGATACCCTGGCAAAACTGAAGGCCATGAAGAAGGCTGACAGCAGCCTTTCCAAGCGCGACTGCGGACACAAGCTCGGCGTGTGCCTTGTCACCCTGAACCGGGCTGCGGACCGCGCAGGATTGCGAGATGAGTTGACGAAGATTTTCCCGGTAAGCGTGTTCACTGGCGCGGAGTCGTCAAAGCCAACGGCTAAATCAGTGGAGAGAAATCTTAGCGAAGAACTCCGCGCCATAATCCGCCGACGCTACGCCCGGGGCCGCAGAAATTCCGCGGAGGCTCGCGAGCTTAACGACGCATCCGTGGCGCTATCCCTGAACACCACTCGCGGCAACGTGTACAGCGTCAGCAAGGGCCGGACACCGAGGGGTGTGAACGCTGAAACGGTTGAAAAGATCCGGGCTGCAATCGTTCGGCGTCATTATCACCAGCGCATGGCCTTGGCCGATACGGCAGCCCAGATTTCGCGGGATACCGGGATGGCAGAAGATGTTATCCGCAACCTGTGCCATTACGTGCGCCAGAGCGAGCGCGCGGGAGGGTCGAGCGGCATTGGAAAGGGTTCGGCCTGGTTATTTCTAACAGCGCCGGCGTGTAATCCGGGGCAATGTGTGGGGTATTACTGAGATGAGCAACTTACAGGAATGGATCAATGCGGCCTTGCTGGTCGCTGAAGCGGAAGGCATGGAGGATGAAGTGGTTATAAACACATGGCCACAGTCTTGTGTTAAAAGCTTTCCCGATATGTATCCGCAGCTTACCGTTGGGGCTTTGCGGGAGTGGCAAGCAGCCAGCGCGCAGGATGGCGGGGAGCCTGTGGGCATTGTAGAGCTTTCGGATTACATGCTTTTTGGTACAGATCGCAAGAAAGCCGTTGCTGAACTTTACGATGGGGCGCTGCAATCGCTGCCCGTAGGCACAAATCTCTACACCCACCCGCCCAGCGCCGTGGTGCCGGATGAGCGTGGAACGAATCAATACGGTTTAGATGTGGGCTACTTCCGCAAACTGTTTAACCGAGAGCTAAGTAGCCTTAGAAGTTTTCGGCCCGATGAGCTAGCCAGAGTCCTTGCTCGTGCGGCTAGAACGGCAGATGCGTCAGTGCTTCAGGAAAGTGAGTTTCAGTGCGGTGCCGTGGTGCCAGATTGGGAAATTGAAGCGAAGCGGGCTTTCTGGTCAGGCCTGGAAATTGGCTCATCCATGGGGTCGGTGGCGATATTGCCGAGATGGGATGAATACATTGCTAAGCGCAAAGGCGAGATTTCAGCAAGACCGCCCAGCGCCGTGGTGCCGGATGGGAGGAAGCTGGTTCCGGTTGAGCCTACTCCGGAAATGAGAGAAGCCTTTTTTGGCGCGCAAGAAGAATGCGAAACCTTTAAAGGGAGGCACGGGCCGGCAATGCCAGACCACCAGTGGGCAGCAATGCTTGCAGCCGCCCCACAACAGCCCGTGCAAGGGCAGTGGGTACCAACACAAGACACAGAAACCCGCTGGATATTGGGGCGCCCTTGCTTCGTGTGTGCCGGTATCGCTCAAAACTTGAGGGCAAAGGGTTATGAGATAGAGCGAAAAGCCGAGGACGAACAGGCGGTCGTTATCGACTGGATGTTGAGCCTTTACGCAAAACATGGCCCTGACTGGCGGTCGGAAGCTGAGTCCTTTCTAGCAGCGCCACCTGAGCAGGAGCAAGAATCGTGAGCATGAAATACATCCGTGATTATTACAGCGTTCCTGCAAAGCGTGGGGCACGTGTCGAGTACACGGGCGGAATCACTCCAAAAACTGGGGTGATTACATCGGCCAGGGGCGCAAAAATAAACATTCGTATGGATGGACTGCAGCACCCTCGGCCATATCACCCGACCTGGGAAATCCGCTACCTGGACAAGCAGGAGCAAGAATCATGAGCACCGATAACCACGATCTTGACGAGAGGGTTTTCCAATTTAGGCTCATGGAACTGCCCGGCCAGCCCATGATGATGCACATGGGAACCAACAGGCTGGTCAACGATCTGCACGCTGAACTGAAACGTGAACGGGCGCGAGTGGCCGAGCTTGAGTCAGTTCTGGTCAGAGGAGTGGAAGGCGAAGAATATTTCTGGCGAGATGATGCTGAGAAAGCTTTGAACGGCAGCTCTACCGCTGCATGGCTACTGCGGCAGAAGGCTGATGCGGTTGATGCGATAGCCGAGAACATGGTTCGGGATATGACTGTGAGCGACATCAGAATGGTCGCCAGTCTACATCGACAAGCCGCCGATGAGGCCGACAAGGCTGGAGGTGGTGATGAGTGACTTTAAAACCTGCGATCAACTGGTAGAGCACTTCGACGAGAACACAAAGCACCTAATAGACAGCGACACTTACGACCTGATCCGCATTACGTGGGAAGAGGCAAGCGCCGCAGCGTGTGACGAGAACAAGGGCATGAAATCCGAGCGTGACGCCCTCCAGGCGCGAGTAGCCGAGCTTGTGACGGCCTTGCAGGATGCCGTGGACATCATCCAAGCGGATGCCAACACAGAAGAAAACTATGGCTCGTTGTGCCGTATAGGCAACGTGCTATCTTCCAGCAACTCGGATGCCTTAATTCTCCGTAAGCAGGCCGAAGAACTCGACATCGAAGCCGCTGGCTTTGAGCTTTCGGGCAACGAGGTCGTGAGCGGGCGTTATGTGGCTACGGTTCTGCGTCATGCTGCTAACAAAAGGCGCGACGAGGCCGACAAGGCGGGAGGTGGTGTATGAGCAGGCGCGCATGGTATCGCTGCAATGCCCGCAAGGCTCGGGTGTTGCTTGAGCGGGGCGTGAAGATCCGGCTTGAGAATGGGGTTTGGTATTTTAAGCGGAGGGCGAGGGGATGATCGATAGATTTATTAGGCTTCCAGAGGTTATCAAAGCTGTCGGACTGTGTAAGCCGACTATCTATGTCAAGATCAGCGCCGGCGAATTTCCAGAGCCCATCAAGCTTGGCCGGGTGTCGGTATGGCTGCAGTCAGAAATCAGCGCATGGATTGATGAGCGTGTGTCAGAATACCGGAAAGCCAGTTAACCAAGCGGCGGCGATTGCGGGTACCTATGAGGGTACCGTCAGCAGTCGCCAGCCATTACCCCTTTAAATTTCAACCGGTTGCAGTCCGTATGATACTGATGATCGAGAATTATCATTAACCAAACTTAGTGTCCATGGCAGTCTATTGACGTATGCGAATTTATTTACATCTGCTCAAAATGGATTTATCTGCCATTATTTGAATATGCACTTTCTGTTGGCGTCTATCAGGGATTACTCAAGTCTACGGTTTTTGAGGGTAGATTTAGGGGTAGATCTGAAAATGGCCGGCGATACCCTCAAATAAAATTGGAGAGTGGCGATGGGTGAATTGAAGCCATGCTGGAAATGCGGAAGCCCAGGCAAAGTAGAAGAGAACGGCGGGTATATCTTTGCAGTTTGCAAAAGTGCGCGCTGCTCTAATAGCGGTAGCTGGGGTGTTGATATAGATGTGTGGAATCGTGGCGGGATAACTGAGGTGCAGGAGCTTCGGGCAAGGGTGGCGAAGTTGGCAAGGTTCATAACCATGAACTGCGAGGGCTTCACAGGAGATCATGCCTGCAAAGAGTGCCACCCATACAGCGAGTTAGCGACCGCAGGTTTTCAGTGCGGGCTGCACTTGGCTGAAAGCATGATGCAATCCGACGAAGAATCGGAGAAAGCGCGCCGTGCCCCTAACTGACCTTGCCCTGCGCCGCGCCAAGCCAGAAGCCAAAGCTTACAAGATGACGGACGGTGCCGGCCTCTACATCGAGATCCGCCCGACTGGCTCCAAGCTGTGGCGATATCGCTACCGGATCGCCGGCAAGGAAAATGCTTTTGCCCTGGGCGAGTATCCCGAGCTGTCTTTATCGGCGGCAAGGGTGGCGCGTGATGAAGCCCGAAAGCTGGTCAAAAGTGGGATTAATCCCGCGCATGTTCGGCAGGCCGAGAAGCTGAACAACATCGCCGAGGGTGCGCAAACGTTTGAATCCGTGGCGCGGGAATTTGCAGAGCAGAAAGCGAAGGTCTGGACGCTAAAATACGCAGACCAGTTCAAGCGGGCGATGACGAACAACGCTTATCCGTTTATTGGGAAGTTGCCTATACGCCAAGTGACCAGCATGCACATTCTGGAAATCTTGCGGCGAATGGATAAACGAGGTGCAGCCACCTACGCATTCTCAGTTCGCCAATGGTGCAGCGCCGTATTCAGGTATGCAGCCTCAACGATGCGTGCAGAGGGTGACCCTGCGGCCGCATTGCGGGGCGCCATTTCAAGGCCGGCCGTGAAGCACGCTCGGGCGCTTGAGCAAAAAGAAATTGCGGAGTATTTGGGTAAGCTGAAAAAGTTCGGCGGGAATCGGACAACGGGGATCTGTCTTGAGTTGTTACTGCTGACGTTCGTTCGGTCGGCAGAGATTCGCCAGTCACGATGGGAAGATTTCGACTTGGAGGGATCCGTGTGGCGCATACCCGCAGAGAAAATGAAGATGCGGAGGATTCATGTGGTGCCGCTAGCAAAGCGGGCTGTTGAGCTTCTGAGGGAGTTGCGCACTATAACCGGCGCCGGTGACTGGCTATTCCCGAATATGCGTCGGCCGCGGGATGTGATGTCACCAACAACGATCAACCGGGCGCTTGAGTATATGGGTTACGCTACCGGCAAGGTCACAGGCCACGATTTTAGGGCCACGGCATCTACCCGGCTGAATGAAATGGGGTACCCGGAGGCGCACATTGAAATGCAGCTGGCTCACGCCAAAAAGAACAAAACTGCAGCGGCTTACAATCACGCGCAGTACCTGGCAGAGCGAACGCGCATGATGCAAGACTGGTCGGATTATGTGTATTCTTTGAGTGGTAATGTGGTGGGGATTCATAGGGCTAATGTGAGGGGGTGATTTATGTACTGGACACTAGAAACACGGCGGCCAACGCTGGACGAGATTATGGTGCAAGGCGAGGACAGAATACGCAAAAGCATTGATGATGCGTGCGCGGGGTTTGAGACGCCACAGATTCCCGTCAAGCTAGCGCCTTCGTGGATGGATGAAAAATCTGTAACAGCTAGGCGGCACCTTCAAAAGATTGCCGATATACAAAATGCGTTCGTCAACCAATCGTGCCACTGCCACGCAATCCCTCGCGGAGCATCAATTCCTAGTAGTGGCCGAGTTATCTGGCCGCAGTACGCTCAGGGGCTGGCTGACGTTTACGGTGGAACTTTGGGGTGACATATGAATGAGTGGCGAGATTTTACACATGAGGATTTAAAGTCAATCGTCGAGAATGGAATTATTCGGATTGAGAATGTTCGGTTTATCGAGAGCGAGACCTGCACGCCGGCAAAGGACTATAGCTCAGTGAGCCGCGGCAAGGGTAAAAAGCGGAAATTGTGGGAGGGTCAGCGGTATGGGTGAAATGGTCGCGATAGCTGGCGTTCAGGTCAGCACAGATTTCATTTGGGCGATTATGGTTTCAGGCCTGACTGCCATCCTGCTCGCCCTCGAAATGAGGATCTTTCGAAAAGAAATTTACGATCAGACGGGGTGGATGGACTGGTGCGGATACTTCGCCCTTGCCGGGATACCTATCATTCTGGTCGGCGGCATTCTCGACTTGCGGATTTTAATGGCCGCAGGCGTGCTACTCCTGTTCCCGCTCTACCCGATAGCCATCCTTGGCCTTATTGGTAAGCTGGACGATATAAGAATCAGCCTGGTTAGGGGTTGGCGAGAACGCTAGTCGCTCGCCTCGTTGTACCGCTTATTGAACTTGTCGATGGCGCCCTTCATTCGGCGTTCGACTTTCTGCAGGCGCTCATCCTTTTCGCTGGCTGAAAGCTCCAGGGACTCAATTCGGTCGCGCTGATTGCGCAGACTTTTGAGCCTCTTCTCAACCGACTTCACCATACCCTGCAGTTGCATTTTTCCACGGTACTCCTTCGCAAACTCAAGCCGTTCCCGGCCTTTCAGGTTTTTGCGCTCATCAACAAGTTGAGCAATTTCATTGCGGCGGTCATAGAATTTCGATTGATCGTCGTAGGGGAGAACTTTACCGCTTACTTTCCGGTAAAACGGAAGCTCTCGATCCTCCATCTCGACCCCGGTTGACGCCTTGACGGCAAAGTTTGGAACCCGACTGGTGAAGAAGCTGTACGCCCCGCCGCCATAATAGCCAACAAGAAACTGCATCACGTCGGGGCTTAGATCGACGGCGCCGCTGCGGTAATCGCTACCACCTGTTCCGTCGTTCAAGCCCTCTGCCAAAACCTTGAACGCCTCGGGTGTACTGCGGAAGTAAAGGCTGCTGTCGGGCTTCTGTGTGCCGAACGGGAAGTTTTCTTTATAGATCGGTCCGCCCATAAAGTTTTCGTTCAGCGCTATGCTGGCGATTGGTCGCAGGATTGTTGGGGTGATGTTTTTGGCAATGACGCCGTAGGCTTCGCCGGACTCCTGGAAGCCAATCGGTGAGAAGCTGCCCAGCGCTGCCATCACCACGTTCCCGGCAATGTCACCGGCTGACTTGTCGCTGGCAAGCATGTGCTCCATGCTCAATCCGATAACCGGGAAAATGTTATAGCCATAAGGCAAGGGGATCGTCCAGTAAGTGCCAGGCTCGCCGCCATACAACGACTTCATGATGACGATGTTGCGCTCTTTCACATAGTCGGGCACCTTATCCCACCAGTTAATCCCATCATCATCGTCACCGGCCACCATGCGGTTCAGCGATGACAGCGCGAAACCGCCTACGGCCATGCCGGCAGCGATTTTCTGTGCCGTGTTTAAGCGACTCCACATCGGGTCACCTTTTACGCCGTTTAGCCGGCCCAGGGTGCGAATGAAGTTTGCCGTACCTTGAACCGAGGCGTTGGCGAACATGTACAGCGCGTTCATGGTGGTGCCAAGCTCACCCTTCCGGTTGAAGTTCACCGTCATGTTCTTGGCCAGGGATGCCGCCTTCGCACGGGATATACCGGCCTCTATGGCGTTGACGTAGGCGGATAGGCGAACCCCGTTTTCAATGGCCGAGTTGGTATTTTCCACCCAGTCCGCGACCGCCCGAAATGCCTGGCGTGAGCGATTGGTAAACCCTCCGCCCGCCATGGACATCATGGCCTCAAGGTCTTTCATCTGGCCGTCCACATCTTTCATGTCAAACCAGCCAGTCTTCGCGCCATCTGCACGGAACTGGTCAAAGTGGGCTTGCCACTCGCCAGCCCTTCCCGTCAGCGGCTTTCCTTTGAGGGAGGCATTGATAGCACGTATTGCGCCAGGCACATCCTTTACGGTCTTAGCGGCGATGCGCGTACCCCTTGCCATGCCATCATCGGAAGACTGCTCAGATGTCAGGTTCAATATCGCAGTTTGAATGTCCCGCGAGAAGTTGGAGATAACGAACTCGGGGTTATAACTGGTGTTCAGCGTTGACATTAATCGGGTGACCGCGCTCAGTGAGCGGATCAAGATATTGTTGTTCTCCGGCCCAATGTTGCGCATGGCCTTCAGTAGTCGCTCGTCCTCCAGCTTAATGTAGTGCGTTTTGCCGTCCACTTTGGTGGTGAAATACCGATCACTCATCATCGCCATGGGAACCGCCTGCTCTTCGACGCGAACAACGGTTTTTTTGGTGGCCGGATCAATGCGCTTTACAGCCTTGCGCTCGACTTCTGGGTTTTCGGCGGTGAACACTTGCCAATAATCGCCATTCGGATAGCTGTTAACCAGATTCAGAAAGGCGTTTCCGACTTCGTTTTTCCGATGGCGCAGCACCGCCTCTGACAAATCGCTGATGGTGTTAGCGGTTGGAGAGGCGGCCTTTGATTTGCGCCCAGCGGCCAGTCGGGATTCATTGCCCGAGATGGCAAAGCCTTTACCGGACCTTGGCATACTGGTTTGTTGCTCGTCAGCCGCCCAACCCTTGAGTGGCACGTAAAATTTGTATGAGGCTTCCCACGCCCCAAGCGTGTCCTCGTCCAGCAGGCCGGCATCTTTGAGTATCTGGCGGCGGCGCTCTAGCATGGCGTGAACCTTGCCGGCCAGAGACTTGTATTTCGTTAAGTTGCCAGCCTGGTCTACCCTATTAATGGCGGCGGCGGCTTCTGCATTCATCATGCCTGAGCCGCCGTCCGGCATTTCCGGGTTGCGGGCCGCAATGACCTTGTTGCGCTCCGGGGCATGCATGGCATACAAGAACTCATCAAGCTGTTCAAGCGTCACGCCATCACGGGACATTTGCTTTGCAAGCGGCTCGACCATGCTTTCCTGAATCAAGCGAACGTCATTTTCCACCTTTCCATGGAACGACTCTTCGAACCTGTAGGCGTTGGCGTCTTCGCTAATTTCACCAAAGCGTTCGTTAATATTCTGCTGGACCCCCTTCAGCACGGTGAACTTGTCGGCAAATTTCGATACGGTCTGGCGTATGAGCGTGTCGCTTGGCGGACCAAACGGCTGCGCATCAGGGTCACCCGCCCGACTAAACCGAATGTCGGCGCTGTCGGAATCAAAGTTGCCGTTGTTTTCGGTGGATTTGATTTGGTTGGGCTTGAAGGTGACGTAAACGTCAGAAGCAATCAGGTTGTTGCCTTTGTCGTCCATGGCGGCAGTGTCGAGCATGCCCTTAATAATTACACCATCATTGCCAGCTCGCTTAGCAGTCTGCACCTCACGGGCAATCAAACCGTCATCAAAGGCGGTATCCGATTCGACAGTAACGATTCGAGGGTTGCTGATTGCCAAGAAGACCGATTTTACCTCGCCGGTATTCAGCAGGTCCGAGTCAATATAGTTTCGTAGCTCTTGGTCAATGTTACTGCGGTCATCGAAATATGCAGAGCGGTCCTCGTCTAATCGCTCTACGATCTGATCGATTACGAATTCCCTGCCATCGGTGTAATAGTCCTCAACCATCCCAGAGCTATCTGCTAGCGCCTCGAAATCTGACTCTGACAACTGCTCTACAGCTGCGCGGATCTCGGCAATCTGGGTTCTAGCGAGTTGTGCGCTGTCTCGGAATTGCTCGGCCAACACTCTGTTTGCAGTAAAGAAGAAGCCTTCTCCTGCAGATTCGGCCCCCGTAAAACTGCCCATTCTCTGCTCATCGAAAGTATCGAATCGGCTACCGGACCCGTGATAAACAATCAGCGGCTGCCCACTCTCATCCACCACCTTGCTATCGCCAAACCATTTCTGGAAGGCTTCGGTATCGGTTTGGCTGGAGCGGCTGAAACTAGAAGGAGTTACGCCATCAGGCGAGTAATTGCCGCTTTCAATTCTTGCCGCATTGATTCTTTCTCCTGAGGTGTCAGGTGATACGGCCTGCAGCCCTTCCCTGATCTTATTCGCTGTTCTGTTGCCGTCTCTGGACGACACAATGCTTTCAGGCTCGATCCGGTCTCTGTGCAGTGTGAACTTTTCGCCATTTTTATCGTACCCGTAAAAGGTTGTCTGCTCCGCTGGGTTTGTGAATCCAGACAGACGGCTTCCGTCTTTCAAATATACCGGATTCTTTAACCGAGAAGAGCCACCTCCGCTCGTTAGTAGTTGATCATCGAGATCCCGCATGACGAGGCTGAAATTATTATCTGCGCTTGACGGCTGAGAGTATCCGCCCCGCTCTACCACCTTTTGCGCTCCCGCCAGAATACCAAGCAAATCAGCTTCGGTCATTTGCAGCGTGAAGCCAAGTTTTCTGAGCCCTTCGCGCACGGCGGCCACAATCTTGTTCCACAGTTTCTGGTGCTTGCCGGTTTCGGCCAGGTGCGCCAACAGTTCTTCAGCCACGGTCAGCCGGTGATTGCTGTTGCTCGCACTGAAGTCACCGTTCGGGAAGTAGTTGCGGATGATCTTCTTGGCTTCGGCCGACTGGGCAAAGCTCATATACACCTGATTCAACAGCGGTTTCAGATCGGCGCCCATCATCGTGCGCAAACCGTAGTGGCCTACCACTTCGTGCAATACAACCTCTTCCAGTGCCGCCCTTGTGGGGATGCGGGAAGCCAGAATGTAAACCTTGCCCTCGAAGAATACGCCGCGCATATCGCTTTCTGCGCCGGCCTTGCGTATGGCTTCGCGTAGCTTCTGCGGGAGCTGGGCGATACGGTCGGTAATGATAACGTCGGGTTTGCCTTTCCAGCCGTCCATCAGGCCGCTGGTGATGGTTTCAGCTTGGGTGGCGGTTAGGTTGGGGGTGGCTTGGGTTGGGGAGCGTAGGAACTCGCCTTCGCGGGAGAACATCGCCACGCTGCCATCGTCGGCTTCTTTGCTTTCCACAACTTCAAAGAACGCATCGTAGGCGGTGCGGATTTCTGGGATCTCGGCGGCTTCGGGGTACGGGTAACTGTCGCTGTCTTCCATGCCGAGGGCTTCTGACGCCTTCCAGTATTCCTCGGAAACAATGTTGGCCAGATAGTCGTTACTGGCGTTCTGGTCTTTCAGTTTTTCGATCACGTAGCTCTCAAAGGATCGAGCCGTCATTTCAATGTCGGTTGACCAGTAGGCTTTCGTGCGCACTTTGTCCAGCGACTGGCTGCGCTGCTTGAGCTTTGAGCGGTTAACGGTTTGGCGGATCTTCTTAAACGCCTCTGCCATTTCCGGGCGGATAGAGTCGGCGGGCATACCGTCAGTGGCAAAGCGTGTGCTGCTTCCAGCCCCTCGCTCACGGCCAAAATAGTTGTCCAGCGAATGCCACCACTCATGCGCCAGACTTCCGGCGCCGCTATTTTTGGTCAGGTTAATAACAATCTGCCCGGGCTCATAATGTGCCGCTGCAGGGCGTTTGCCGCCTTTTCCTCGGGCGCCGAACGCCAGCCCAAGTTCGCCGTTCAGTGAAATCGCTTTTGCGGGAACACCAATCACGCCAGCCAGATCCATCAGCGCATCGTAAGCTTGATTCAAGTCGGCTTGGCGCCGGCCCTGCTCCACATAATTTCCAAACTGAACGCCTCTAAATCCCAGAGCTTCAGCAAATGCCTCCGGTGTCACGTCGCCGCCGTTGCGGTGATCCGCGCCTACTCTCGGTGAGTTGCTGGACTTTCGGTGGGCAGGGATGTTTTTCATTTTTTCCAGCGCAGCATCGAGCGCGGCTTGGTTTTCGGCCAGATACACCCGCGCATCTTTTACATTCGTAAAGCCCTCTTTAATTCGCACCACGTTGCTGCCAATTTTCTTGCCTATGAACACGTCGGTTTTGTCGTGGCGGTTGGAGTAAATATCAAAGCGCGTGTTTTTGGAGGGATTATCTTTTTCTGCCAGCGTTGCTTGCAGCTTTTTAAACTTCGCAATCGCCTCGTCTTTTGTGTCAGCAACAACCAACCGTTTCGGCATATTTCCGAATGAGGTTGTTTTAGCGGTGCGCTCAACCAGCCATTTGTTAAAGTTGCCTTTTACGCCATCAAACATGGTGTAGTGAGCAGAGTGGAATCTCAAACCTTTAAGGCTGGCACTGTGGCCTACAGCTGCATAAAGTTCGGCGCGGCTAAACACGTCAGAATCGACGGCGTGATAGGGGTCACTTTTTGCGCTGGCGCGAACATCCTCAATGCTGACATCGCCGGCCATGATGGATTCTGTGAAAGTGCGCAGCGCCTCTACTTTTCGCACCCACCCCTTTAGCTTCCACGCCGCCCTTGGCTTTGATGGCACTTCATCGCGGGCCGCTCGGGCAAACCCAACGGCCACCGGATCAGCGCCAGAATCAATCATCTTCTGGTAGTCAGGCTGAGGCCATGATTCGGACAGCGGTACGCCGGCAACGTCTTTCTCTTTCGCGTCGGCCATGCGGCTTGCGTAATCCTTTCGGGCGCCTTCTAGCTTCTGGCCGAAATCAGATATAATGGAGTCCCGATTAGGCGCGCCACTTGCTTGACTGGCTGCCGGCGCCTTGCTCTCTGCCTGACTGGAAGGCTTGGCATCAGCGGCTTTTGGTGCTTGACTGGGTTTTGATTCTGGCTCAGCAATCGGCTTGGTTGTATCCCCATCCTGCATCCAGGCCTTAAATTCATCGGTGCTCATACGGGTGATGGGGCCAGCGGTCCAGCCTTTCTGATAGTTGTCCAGATACCCGGCCTTCGCGGCCTTCTCGTTCTGAAAACCAAGCATTATTTTATGCTCGTCAAAGGTGCCGTCAGCGTTGGGCTGGTCAATCACGAACACCTGATCTATGTCAGGATCCGGGCCAATGAACACATCCAGGTTGTCGCCGTCTGCCGCCGTGGTGCCTTTGATGTCACCGTAATGGTGAGCCATGGTGTTTTCCCACGCCTTTCCATCCGGGTCGGTTCCTGAGCGTGTGGAGCCCTTCGGGTTCTCAATGGCAATTTCTATGCCCTGAATGCGGATATGGCCTTTTTTATAATTATCTGCCTTTACCTGTCCTTCGGTGGGGCTTGTGTCCGTCTCTGCTGCGGCCTGTGAAAGCAGATCATTCTGTCCACGCGCCTCGGCCACATCCGCCTGCCGGTCACTGCCAGATAGTACGAAATCATCCGCTTGGGCATCGGCCTTGTCTTTCTGCTCGGCGTCACGCTTGGCCTTGGTAGCGGCCTTCTCGGTAGCATCGCGGTCTGCGGCTTGCTTGGCCAGGCTGGCTTCGGTTTGGGTGGTTAGGTCGAGGTCGGGGGCTGCTTCTGGCTGTCCGATTTCAGGTTGTCCGCCTTGACCTGCTTCAGTGGTGTCTGGCTTAGGTACTGGTTGACTTGCTCTCGGCTCTTGCCCTGGTTTAGCAGCCGGTTGCTCGCCCTGTGTTTTGCCATCTCGTCGGCTATCCGGCCCATATGTTCCTCGTTCATAGCTCAATAGCTCCTGTTTCAGATCCTTGACCACGGCGGCCCGGCTTTCACCATCATACACCCGGCGCGCAGCACGGTTGACCATTTCATTCAGTGCTGGCGTGGTGGTGACACGGCCAATAAGATCCAGACTGCGAGCGCTCTGCTCGGTAATGCTCTCGTTGGCTTCGGTGGCAATCTGATTGCCGGCGCTGGTCGCTTGGTCGGCGTGCGTGTTCAGGCTCTTGAACAGCCGCTTGTCAGAGTTGAGTTGCTGGCGCAGATTGTCCAAGACCTTCAAGCGGTCCTGCATCAGACTGATTTCTTGGGCGTCCTCGCCAAACAGCCCGCCCTGGTTATCGCTGGACGGTGCAAACTCGGCGGCCCGGATCTCGTTAACCAGCAATTGGCGCTGGTAATCGGTTTGCGGTTCAATTTTCTGGAACGCTTTGGCCGCGGCCTCCTGCTGTGATTGCTCACTGAAAGCCGTCCCCACGGTGGCGCCGTCTTTCTCGCTCATCTGGCCGGCCGCAACCATGCCAAATACATTGTCTGACAATTTGGCCAGGGCTTCGCCATCCCGCACCAGCTGATTGTTGGGCAGGTTGAATTTGTCGCGCACCTTGTCGGCGGGTGTATTGCCGTCACGGAACACCTTAGCCGCGTCGAGGGCTTCAGCTTTGCCGTCCGCAATGTTGTTGGTGGCGGCAGCCAGTCGGGCATCGGGTACACTCACGCCGTCCGCCTCATCAACTACACGGGCGTTGACTTCGCTCTGACCTAGACGCTTGGCCAGGTCTAACCGGTGATGGCCGTCAGCGACGTACAGGGAACCGTTTTCGCGGCGGTGCAGTAGAATGTCCCCGGCGCGTCCGTCATCCCACTTCTTAACGCCCTCAAGGCGCTTGTCCACACCCTGCTCATTGACGCGGCTGCGGAACTGGTAGGCTTTCGGGTCAACCTGGATCTGATCGACGGGAACGCGATACGTGCCGGTGCCGGTTTCGGTCAATGACTCGGATGCGGCAGGAATTGGCGGCGCCGGCTCGGCAGTCTGTTCACTCTGAGGGGCGCCCTGGCTGGACGGCGCAGAGACTGGCGCCTGATCGAACACATCAAAAGGATTGCCAGCGACGGTAGCGCTTGGCTGAACCCCGTCACGGAACACGTTGGTTTGATCGGTTGCCCAATCAGGACGACCGGAGTAGTCGTTGACCGGTGCGTTGTCGCCACTGGGTGCGTCTGGCTGCAGGGTTGGCAGTGCCAAGTCGGCAGAGCCTCCCTGGACTTCATCCTGAATGGTGGGGGGAGCGGTGTCAGCCTCTCCGCCCGCTTCGGTTGTCGCGCCTGAACTGCCCGCCATGCCGCCGAGAGCGCCCACGCCTGCGCCCATGGTGGAGCCGGCAGCCAAACCGGTCACCATTTCATTCACCAGATCGGTGTAGGAATATTCTTGCGCGGCGTATTTTTCAAGTGCTCGCTGCTTGGAGTCGGATTCCATGCCAGATTGCAGGGTTTCCGTGCCACCCTCAATGACAAGCCCCTTCGCGCCTTCACCTACTGGGCCGCCAGACAGTCGGCCCGTCAGCGCGTCACCCAGGAATTTGTTGAAAGCCAGGCCCAGCGCGGCGCCTACCGTTCCCGCTTTGAGTGCGGCGGGGTTGGCGGCCATGGTAGACAGTCGGTTGGTGGCTTCTTCTTCTCCATACAGCTTGCGCAGATCCGAATAGTAAGGGGATTGTATCTTGTCCGCTTCGGACATTCCGCGAATGGTCTGATCCACTTCCTGTCCAACCATGGCGCCAATGGTCACGCCTTCACCGGAAGAGCCTGCTGCAGCGGCCAGCCCAGCGGCCAACTTCTTCCCGGCGCCCAGTGCCGTCGCGGCTTTGGCGGTCACGCCGGCAGCGCCCATGCCAGGCACCATCATCGGCAGCGACTGAACGCCTAGACCAAAGTACGTCCGTATATCGGTTGCGCCTTCGCCCAGACTCCAATCCTCGTTCACGAACTTTTTGTTGTTCGCGGCCACCTGCTCGGGTGACAGCTTTTTCTGCCAGTAATCTTTTGCGTCGGAGCCAAGGCGGGTTAGTTCGTCGCTGTTGAACAACCAGCCCGCACCTTCCAGCAATGAGCCGGAGCCCATACCCCACAAGCCGGCAGCGTCCTGAAAAATGGAACCGGACTCTTGTTCTGGCTCTTGGGTTAGGGTTTCTATCTGAGGGCCCGCAATGCTTTGACCGGTGGCGCCTTCGTTGTTAGCCGGCAGGCGGCGGTCAACTTCACGCAAGCCACTCGGTATCGGCTGACCCTGCGCCGCGTCGAACGCATCAAACGGATTGGCGGACGACTGACCACCCGATGCAGGCAAATCAAAGCGATCAAAGGCGTTAGCCATTAAAAACCCTCCGGTAGATAGCCGTATTTTTGTCTGAACTGCGCGGCGAGGTCAGGGTTTTTCCTGAGCATATCAATGGCAGCGGTGGGCGCCGTTGCCTGGCCGGTGTTCGCTGGCGCTTGTGTGGTAGCGGTTTGCTGTGGGTCGCGGTTTATGCGGCCAGAATAGCTCCCGTTCTCCTGCTTAATTGACCTCCCGCTCACCGGCAATGCTTCAGCCGTGTCGCCGGGCACCTTTAGCCCTTTCGAACCAGGGTTGGGAGTTTTCTTGCCGTTGTAATTACGGACGGTCTGCAAAGAAATGAGCGCGTCGTCCTGCATTTGGTCTGGCGTGCGGTAACCATCCTCCCCGGGATAAGGCCCGTTGTCTTTTTGATATTCAATGCGTTGGTCGATGTAATCAGACACGTATCTTGCCGGGTCGGTGGTGGCGGTTTTTAACTTGTCCCAGGCTTCTTCCGCCGTATTGACATCAGCCATGTTGGCCATCATCCATTTAGCGGTTTTCACATTCGCCGGGTCTTTTCCGCCGCCACCGATGGAAGCCGGATCTCCCGCCTTGATGGATTCTCCGGTGCGCTGATTGTAAAGCGTGCCGTCGTTCAGTTTTCGCCAGTCTGCCTTGCCCGCGCCCTGGGACTGCTCGCCAGATTTTTTTACTTCGCCTGTTCGCTGGTTAAACAAAGAGCCATCGTTCATTTTCCGCCAGTCTGCATTGTCCTGGCTTTGCGCGTCGTTATAATCCCCGATCACCTCGCCGGTATCCGTATTCACCAGCTTGCCCTTGACCACTGCCGTTTTGGCTTTTCCTGGTTGGTCGCCACGCAATGCTGCATTAATCTTCGCTGCCGTCTGTTGGCCTTCAGGTGTCTGGAAAGCGTTGCGCATCATACGGTAGCCCTGCACTTGATCTACCAATGTGCCAACATTGGTTTGCAGGATCTCGTCGTCGCCTTCTACACCCCGGTTCTTGGTCATAGGGCGCAAAACTTCTTTTCCGTCCTCGCCAGTCACGCCTAGATCAAACGTGACCTTCTCGGGCTCGCTGCCAGGGTACATTCCTGCGATGCGCTTCTTGCCGCCTTCGCCACGATTCACGCGATGACCAAAAAGCAAGTTCATCGAATAGAGGGCTTCGGGGTCGTTGGCGCCCATCGGGTCGTTCGGGTCAATCACGCGCTGCGCGTTCTCGATGGCCGTGTCAGTTTCGGGGTCGAAAGCAGGCCAGTATTCAGTGTGCTCTTTAAGAAACGTCAATTCTTCATTATTTGGCATGACCCCTTGGGCCGCTTTGCTAAGAACAAACTTGGCCTGCTCCTGGTTGCGGTTGCGCTGAGCGTCTTCCTGCTGACCGGCAAACTGCTGCTTCTGCATATCAAAGCTTTCGTCCGCCCGCTCGCTCTGCTGATCTTGCAAGCCTTGCCGGTGTTGCCGTGCGTAATATTGATCCGCAAGGCCAAAGCCCTGCCCAAATCCCGATGCGAGTCCGCGAGTGTCCAGCGCCATGATGGCTCCTTAAAAAATAAA